GGATTCGAATAGCTCGAAACCTTCAACCAATCATCATCCTGCTGTAGATCACGGATAACGGCAGGATGCGCAACAAGCGCGTAGCCGTCCTTGATCTTAGGAGCGCGAGCGATGAACAACGAAGTAGCACCATCGAGCAAGTCGGTGGATGTCAATGCGCCGTTAGCAACTGAACCAGTAGCCCAGGTCGTGCCGTTAGTCGTGTTCTGAGCATAACGGTTGTACGATTTGGTGGCTACGCCAGTACCAGTGCTGGTCGAGGAATCCTGCACCAACGCGCGGTGACAGAGTGTGTCAGCGTGGAGGGCGGCATCTTCGCCGAGTTGTTTGGTGGCCTGCGCCAAGTGCGAGAACAATTCGGTTGCAAGAACGACATCGGTGAGGATGATCTTGCTTCCGTACTGTACAAGCGTGGCTTCCACTGAAGACAACGTGAGATCACGCTCGTCACCAGAGGATGGGGTCGTTCCTTCCGACAAGGCGGAGATAGCAGTGATGCTAGGGTCGCCAAAACGGAAAAAGCGTATCGTTTTGTTCCCGCCAGTTTTGGTCGGGTAGGGGGTTTTCATTGCGAATTGCTCCATCTGAAGCAATGGGATTGCGCGTTCGAGCAATGCTTTTGAGAAGTATGCTTGGAACTGCGCGCTGACTGAGCCAGTAGTTACCATATAATTAAGTATCCTTGTTTGTTATGACTACTCAACCTCTGTCAACTTCGCTTGCCATTTTCATCAATTCACGTTCTTGCTCATCGAGCGTTAGTTCGTGAAAAGCTTTAGTCTTGGCAGGACCTTTGGGTTGTCCAGACGCTGGAGTAGTCGCTTTTCTGAGTTGAGAAAGTTCTTTCTCATACTCTGCAACCTTTTTCGACAAATCGGAGGCGGACTCCGCTTGGAGCTTTACCTTTGCAATTCCAACCGCATCCTTGATACCCGCTGGGTAATTACGCAGGATTGCGTGGTTTTGCAACATTTCCGATACGGCTTTATACAAAGTGCTGGTTGAATCTTTAAGTTCAGGATTTGCTTCTACTTCATCAAGCAAATTTTTATCCCAGGCAGACTTTAGTTCTGTTTGGGTCTTTTGCTCGATCTCTTTCCTGTCCTCAACTTCGATGTCACCAGCTTTTTGTTCGGCAAGTTTTGCAAGATCGTCACGGCCTTCATCACGGTAGCTCTTTGCTGCTTCCCTGTAATCTTCCGCGCTAAACTTGCGGCTGCTCGACTTTGTCTCGCCTTGATGAGTTTCTGAAGTCTTCCTTGCCCTTTCAGCCTCGATCTGCTCACGCTCTGCTTTGATTCTGGCTTTCTCTGCTCGGACATCTTCCCACTCTTTCTCAAGTCGCGACTTAGCCTTCTCGTAACGGGTAGGCTTCTTTTCGGAAGCCGACTCCGACTTGTCTTCTGAAGGTTGCGTTGTTAAAGAACTTTTATCTTCCTTGGATTTCTCCTTGGTAGACGAAACCTCATCCGAGGCTTCTGTTTGTTTTTCGGCTTCTTCAGCAGGCGCGGGTGTCTGCTCGTTATCTCCGCTTGAATTTACCTCTGTTTCTGTTTCAACTTCTGGCTCATCCTTTGGGATTGTTTCCAATCCTGCATCGGCTGCTGCCGCAAGTTTCAACATATCCAGTTCAGTAACTTCCATTGAATCTGCCATTTGACCCTTTCTTACACTTGTCGGTAGGGAGTCATTCTACCTAAAGGTTAGTCGGCTATTGTTTCATCCGATCCATCCCCATAGCCTGGAATGGCGGAGTTTAGTTTTTGGGTTGCAAGCGATTCTAAGGTCGCTACACAAGCCCTATATCCTCTAGCATGTCCACAAGCGTCTGCAAGTTCCTCAGTTTTTTTCATCACGGCAGAGGCGTTCTGGCGTAGGGTAAGGTTCAAAAGTATGAGACTAAGCTTCTTGCCAGTAGGGGTTGACAAGAATCCAGTCCACGCCTTCTCATCCTCATCTTCCCACTTAGGCTCGTTGACCCATTCTTGATCTCTGATGAACGCCAATGCTGCTTTTAGTTTTCTCATAGTTTTATTGCCCAAGAATCGCCCTGAAATAGAACTGCTTCCTTGTCCTTAAATACCTCAACCAATGCCTTTTGCACAGACTTAAAACTCCAGTCATGCCCAGCCATTACCCCGCCAGCCCTAAGCTTGGGCTTCCATCCATTTAAGTCTGCAAGCACGCCTTCGTACCTATGATCTCCGTCAATATAAACTAGGTCTAGCTCGCCATCCTTGAAGAATTGGAGTGCATCCAAGCTTTTGCCCCTACTGTATAGAACATTGCCAAGTGGGGTTGTGCGCTCTTGGAATGCCTCGAAAACAAACTTCATCGGGCATTGCTGACTTGCCCTATCGTTAATATCATACCCATTTAGCCAAGGATCAACCGCCATAACCTCCTTGAAATGTTTAGCAATAACCACCGTACCTTCCCCGCTATAAGACCCAATCTCAACCGCCCTACCAGTTGCACCCTGTTCGTTCGCCCACTCACACAGCTTTGCTAGTCCTTCCGCTTGGAAGGCATCACGCATTACTGGTACTTTCATCAACCAAATCTGGGGGGTGAGGCTTTAACTGTCGAGAACTTTCTTGGTGCTGGGGTTGCTTTTGGTTGTATTCCCATTCCAGCGATAGGCACTACTGGATTGGCTTTGGCTGGAGCTGCTGGTTGCGTTGTAGGCGCGCCTGCCTGCATATTAGCAAAGTCAGTCATTGCGCCCTGGTTCATTGTGTTGCTGCTCTGGATGCCTTGCTGGAGGAAGTTGTTGTAATCTTCCGTCTGTGGTTTTTGTGGGATTGGAATTATGGGAGCTACTGGTCTTGGCCTTCCAAATTGTGTTGGTACTCCGCCTCTTGCTTGTGTCACAAATTGATTGTATCGAAATGCCTTAATGGCTTCTTGTTGAGCCTTACTCATTCCATCGGTTGAATCAATTGGTTTGGGTAAAAAGTTTTTGGCATTTGGATTTTCAGCAATAATTCTGGCGATATTATCCTCCATGAATTTATTAGCTTCAGCATATTGTTTCGGAGTCATTTCTGGTTCATTATTAAATCCTGGCGGGAAAGACTGTCTGCTCGGCGCACCCATCAATCTGCCTTGCGTGAATTGGCCTTGTTGTGCCGCCATCCTTGCGCGTTGCTCTGCCAATAAATTTTGATAATTCTGATTCGCCATAGCTGAGTCAAAGTTAGGATTTCTTTGCGGAGAATTACCCCGCATACTTTTTAGCTTCGCGTCTAAATCGCTAAGTTGTTTTCTAAGTTTTTCTAAATCACTTTGAGTTGCCATATTAAATTACCTGTGGTTGGGGTTGCTGTTGCATTGCTTCTGGAGGCAATTGTTGCCCTTGATGTTGCGCGTTAGCCTTAGCTGCGTCACGAAGCTGTTTCTGAATAGCACGAGATGTGTTCGGGTCAACTTGTTCCAATGCCTGCAAGTGTTGTTGCAAGTGTGCCATCAGAACTTGCATTGCGCTCTGATCGACCTGTTGCTGCCGCTGTTGAGCCGCTTGGTTAAACGCGAAGAGAACGGATATATGCGCCTTGTGGTCATCGCTAGGCTTGATTGCGACTGGGAATCCAGTTGCAAGCATGGTCGCAATTTCAGTTGCTTGATCTTCAGCTTGATCGCCAGAGGCTGCGTTTGGATCTTGGAAGAGTCTGCGGACCAGCGAGGGATCGTCTTGTTCAAGCACTGACTTTACCAGTTCGCCTTGGTTCACGAAAGGATTGTTTTGGAACATTTGCATCCGCGATACTGACTTCTGTAAAGCAAACTGGCGGTTAATAAAGTCAAGTCCACCCTTCGGCTCAATCGAATACTCATCGTGGATGCCTTCGGGCGGCATTGTGCCTGTCTCTTCCGCATACCGATACATCAAATCCTTCTTGTTGTACTGCGTGTAAAGCGACCAGCACTGCTTGAAGAGATGAGATAGCCCCATCCTAAACATACGATTGCGTAGATCGCCAGATGCTGCTGCCTGTGACTGCAACGCTTGAATCTCAGTAGCAGTCTTACGATCCGACACCTGGTACTGCGAGCCAGCACCGAAGTCTGGATTGCCCATCCGCTGTTCAGAAAGCAGACGCTCTTCGAGCATCAGTTTCTGGAAGTCAAATGGAGGCTGGCTAAACTGAACTGGCTTTAAGCCTTGGGGCAGGATCTGCCCAGGCTGCATCTTCAGGTTGGATGTGTTTAGCGAGATCGGATTCTGTGCTTCGAAAACGGGTCGGTTGGCCAGTTCAACGTAATCGGAGAGGGAGTTCTTGAGCTTATTTAGCAGGTTCTCATTCGGGAGAAGTATCTCTGCTACGCCTCTCGGACTGTACCAACCGCCCCCTGTTACCTCATAGGGGAAATCTACGAAAGGTGGTTCGCCGTGGCGGTAAGGCAATGTGAAAGGCTTGCGGACATCTTCGGTTACGACAAGCGGACTATATGTTTCAACCTTCCATCCGTCTTCGGAGGGAGTGTACATCTCCCAAAGGATAATACGATCATTCTCAGCTTCCTGAGTAATTCCTTCACGCCTGTAAATTTCGTCTTGAATCTCACTTCGTAAGCCCACTGATTTCGAGGGTTTACCTGAAATTGTTTTGATAAAGTCCTCATCCTGTTTGTACAGGGGATTTGCCTTATAGGAATCGACACTTGTCGAGACGATGTGAACGATAAAATCTGCATCCTTAAACTCCTTTGTGTAGGCGGGAACAATAATATGGAAGGGATCAATGGCCTCAAAGTCAATGCGCTTCTTGTCCTCGTTCCAAATGATCTTTGCAACTCCCCGTCCGTAGAGGAGGATGTTGTCAATTACGGAAACAATCTCTTTCTGAAAGTTTGTGCGCTCGCGCATATTGTAGTCAAACCAACGCTCGGCTGATACGGTCAGCGGGGTTAACTGCTGGCGCATTGGAACGAAGCTGGAAAGAATGTCGTTGCCGATTGCGCTGTTTACGAAGGAAGGCTTTAACTTCTCAATGGCTGTGTCAATTAGCTGAACGTGCAAGTCGGCTGCTGTCGGCCAAGGCTTGACCTTGCGGCGCACACCAAAGTAGCGAGCTTGGTAAAACAACCTCTGGCGATTCTCCCAAGTCTCACGCTGGTTGAGTGCGTCAATGATCCTTGTGTAATAATCTGTACGGCGTGTATCTTTAGCGTTCATTTTTGTCTTTCTCTGCTCAGTTCAAACGATAGATCGTTGACGTAATGTAAAGCACGCTTGGCCCAAGCGCGAACTTTTGGATCAGCAGTACGGACAGAAGAATAGTTTTCATCTTGCATTAAGGACTCAACTGCCCCTGTCGTGTTTGTCACTGGTGTCGTTGTTGTGCAACCACCAAGAATCACCACGCAAATCATCTTCGATAGCAGAGCGATTCTTAATCCAGTCCCTTTCGAGGTTTTGTGTTCGCTTCTCTTTCCACCCTGGAATGATGCGGAACACGGCTGCGATGATCTCAAGGATTGCACGCAGCACAAAAGATTATTTAATATTAAGTCCGACTGTCTTTAGGAAGTTTACGATCTTTTCCAAGAACGTATCATCCGCTGGTGTCGGTGTGAGCTTAACAATGATGCGAGCTGCAAGAACGATGCCACCAACAGCGGCTACGATCTCTTGCCAATTAGCGGTAATCCAGTTCCATATATTCATAGTGTTTATCCTCCTGGGTCAAATCCAGCCATGACGGGGTCGTGTGCCACCATCATTTCTTGAAGTGACTTCCAAGTTGGACGCTCTATCTGAAATGTCAAGTCAAGACCGCTATTTGAGCTACTGAGGCACAAGGCAAGCGCGTCAGCCCTATCGGGTGAGGCTATGCCTCTGGCGCGCATTGAGTCCTTGGACTCCACGCCCAGCTTGCCCTTGCTGTTGGTGATTGTACGCCTGCAGGTCAATTGTGCGGTCAAGTCCTCGTCCTCTGGCAGTATGATCTCAGCATCCTCAATCTTCTTTGCCATCCCATACCACATCTCAGCAGACCGATTGGTATACGCATTGTTGTCATACGCCGTAGCCCCAAAGTTTACCCGATTGACTACCCAACCAGACTCAGCCAGCGCATCGCACATAACCATCCCCATCCCGCTTGCGTCAGCGTAGATATTGTTAGCTTCTAGCCCAGCCTTCTTAAACTCGACTATAAACCTGCCCACTGCTGCCATCGTGTCTTTCTCGCGCCAAGCAATCATAGGCAGAATCTTGTTGCCGTCACTTATGCAGATCACGTTCTGATCGCCCCCCGCTGCAAAGTCCACCCCTGCTATGCGTACGCCTGGTCTGAATCTTGGTGGCGTGTTGTGGCAGTTCTGTAGCTGGGTGAGGTTGATAACTAGGCTTTCCAGTCCTATGTCCACAAACTCGCCGTAGATCATAGATCGGGTTAGCGGGTGCTTCTCTCCGTATCTTTGTGTTACTTCCTCAATTTGAGCTGGCGTAATGTGGGGGCAGTCAAACGCTGTGACTGCGTGCTTGCTCCACATATTTGCTTCCTTGGTAAACGCCCGATAGAACGCACCGCTAGTCCCGCCTGGGCTGGATGCGATTAGCAGCCTAGTTGGTTGACATCTGCTGATAGCCTCAAACAATGGGTCGGCTACGGTCTTGGCTTCGTCCACTACCATCAGCAATGGATGGTATTCGTGGTCCTCAGCGTGCCAGCCTTCAGCACGCCCTGGGTCGGTCGCTGAGTAGCCTATAATGCGTGATGTGTTGCCGTTGGGGTGGAGATAGCGGATCTCGCCAGATGTCACCTCCCACGCGCCACCGAGCTTGGCGATGTGATTGCGAAGACTAGGCCAGAGTTGGCTTTCGACTTGGCGGAATACGCCCGCTGTGGTTACGGCGATTGAGCGCGGGTAAACGAGCGCGTGCCATATCAAAATAGCCGAAATGACTGTGCTGGTCTTGCCAGAGCCGTTGGCTGCACGCAGGGCTACGCGACAGTCTCTAGGCTCTAAATCGCGCAATACCTTCCTTTGCCAGTCATACAGATTGATTCCAAGGACGTTAGAGGCGAATGCGGCTGGTTTAGCAAGGTCTTCCAGTATCTCTTCTTGACTGCGTTTTGGAGGCTTTGGCATAGGTGATGTTTAATACCTCTTTTTGTTTTGAGTCACAATAATTTGGGGGGGTATATGCGTATTAAACGGGGGCTGGGGGAGTGGCAGTGGGCGTGGTGGTGGGCGGATACTTTGCCAAGGACTCTGCTCTAGGCTTGCGAAGTTTCATTCGCTTATGACGAGGCTTTGGAGTTTTTGCTTGTGCATCTTGTTGTTGTTCAACACTGTTGGTCTTATTGATACAATACTTATTATTCGACAAATGGTTTTCTGGTTTGGTAGTAACTGGTTGGATATCAATGTAGTTATGACTGCTTTCAATTTGTCGCTTTTCAGGACTCGCTGTTATTTTCTTCCGCCCCGCAATCCCCGCGAGAAGTTGTGCGAGATTCCCGCTGATTCCATGCGTAACATCTTGACTGACCTGGAGTCGCGCGCTTGGGATTGCGTGATGGTAAATTCTCTCCGCCATCCACGCCTTTGCCTGCCATGACTTTGCCCCTGCAAGCTCTATGTCGCGAAGCAAGGAAAGCTCGTGCTTTTTTCTGGCGGTTTCCACTCTACGCGCAAATTCAGGCTTTCTACTTGCCCAAGTTTTTATCGTATTTGCGTTCACTCCCACAAGCGCGCCCGCCTTTTCGAGTGTGAATCCGCTGCCACAAGCTGCCACAATTTCATCCGCGATTTTGTCCGTAAATATATCGCGCCCATTCTTTGCCTTTTCTATCGCGCCTGGAGATGCGCCTGGTTCATCCATAAGTCATCCTTATACCTTATCCTGGGCGAAAAGAAAGTATTGCTATTACTGCCCGCTGGCATTATCTTGCCCAAATGAATAACACAACACACACCGAATCCAGCGCGGTCAAAGCCGTTGGAAAAACTATTTATGACAATCTGGATTCTGAGAATCGTCAATTCCTTTGGAATCTTTTTGAGGATGGCTCTGCGATGACTCGCGAGATTACTCGCCATTCACGCTATGCGGGCAGCGCAGTTGAAACTTACCGCGAGATTCACGCCGCAGGCTCAGAGATGGCGCGTTTAATCGCGCTTAAAGTGGAGAGTGCAAAATGATTGACCTTACCTTAGCAATTCTATTCCTCTCGCCATGCATTCTATTCATGGCGATTGGATATTTTGGCAAAAACTAAACAAAGAAAGGAAACAAAACACATGACAACCACAACAAAAAACCCAAGTCTCGTAAGCTTAATCGACTCAACCAACATTCCCGAATCCCTTGTGCGGGCAGTAGTCCGTCAAATGGGCGGGTGGGAATCCTTTAAGCAATCCGCGCCAGACATAACGCGCCACGGAATCAGCGGAGGCTTTCATGGCTTCATCTATTACTCGGACACAATCGCCTTCGCCAAGCAGAATAGAAAGGCAATCCTTGAGATGGCAACCTGGCACGCAGAGCAGTTCGGAGAGGGGTTGGTGGAAATGATTAAGGGCTTCAGATGCCTAGATGGTGCAACTGAGACCGAGATTGTAGAGGGTTTGGCTGGCAATACCGACCAGACCCAAGTCCCAAACGGCCTCGCTTGGTATGCTGGTGAAGAAGTGGCAAGGGCGTATTGTGATGCATTTGACCCTCAGTAAAGGAGGCAAAATGACATCCTACGCCGTCTACAATTCAATCGGACAATTCCAGGCACGCTTTTTGACCTGGAGAAGCGCGTTACGTTGGGCAATTCGGGAGGGTATGGAATGGACCGCAATAATCAGAAAGGAGGTAGGCGAATGAGTCCGCAGCTTTATTCCCTTGGGATGCTTCACGGTGTCCTTTTGGCCTTGTTTGTGGTGCTGGTGTGGCCAAGGAATAAACGGAAATAAGTTTTCCCTCGTCTCTCCTCGTTACTGAGGGGAGGAGAGGTCAAACCCTATCGGGATGGCCTACAAACGGCAGCGCAGCCTTAATCGGGAGCGTGAAACTAATAAAGGAAGCACACTATGAAAAAGAAAATCGCAAAAAGAAAATACAAGGTTGAGTATAAGCAGACAGAGACATTCATCGTAGATGTCTATGCGAGCAATCAGGAGCAAGCGGAAATACTAGCGTGCAAAAGATTTGACGCTGGAGACTATCAAGAGATCGGAGATTGCGAAGTGGTGGTGAATCAAGTTTATGATGTCACCAATACGGAAGATCCGTTCAACCCATAAAGGAAAAGACAACATGAAAAAGAAAGAGAATGTTAAAATGAATAAAGATGAGGTGAATAAAAAATATCGTGGGAAGTATGTCGAGATTGCAAGGTCATATGATTATATTAAAAAATGTTATCAATATATTGTGTTAAAATCATATGGAGAAATACGAGAGAATACGACTCTTGGCGAGGATGTTGGAACCTCTATGGAATATTGCAGATAGAAAGTTTTGCCAAGGGTTCAACCCCCAACGGCTTTTCGCGCTTGCCTATAAACGGCAGCGCAGTCTATAAGGACAACATAAAAATATGACAGAAGAAGAAATTATTAAAGCCTACCTTTCGCGCCTAGGTAAGAAAGGCGGGAGCGTCAAAGGATCTTGCAAGGCACGCAAGTTATCGCGGGAGCATTATGCCAAGGTTGGCAAGTCTCAGCGGGAGCGTTGGGATAAGTTTCGGCGGGAGCGTCAAACGGAAGCGCAGGCATCCAAACGGTAG